ACAACGAGATGTTTGACAAGCTCGGGCTTGTTCTCGATTGCGATCCGCGCAAAGTCTCGATCGCTGGCCTCACACAAGCGCGCCCGAAAGGGACGGTCATCCCCTCGACCGAAGTCGATCCCGAGGAGGATCAGACCGAGGCCGACAGCGAGGCGGCCACCGTGCCGGCCGAGGAGTCGCAACAATGAGCGCGAAAAAGAAACCCGCCGACGGCGCCGCCACCACCCGGCAGACGCCCGCCTTTCAAGTCCGCGCGGCGATCCGCCCCGAGTCCATGAACATCGAGAGCCGGACGGTCGAGGTCGTTTTCTCGACCGGGTCGCGTGGGCTGCGCTGGTCCTGGGAAGTCGGCGAATACCTCGAGGAACTTGAAATCAGCGAGGCGGCGGTCGACCTGTCGCGCATGAACAACGGCGCCCCGGTCCTCGACACGCATCAGCGTTATGACCTGTCGACTGTGATCGGGGTCGTCGAACGCGCCTGGATCGACGGCGAGGAAGGGATCGCCGAGGTTCGTTTCGCCGATGACGCGGCGAGCGACATTATTTTTCGCAAGGTCGTCGGCGGCATCATTCGGAACCTGTCGGTCGGCTATTTCGTGAACCGCTACGCGATCACCGACAGCGCCGACAACGTGCTGCCGATCTATCGCGCGGTCGACTGGCAACCCTTCGAAGTGAGTTTCGTCCCCGTCGGTTTCGACGCGGCGGCGACCGTCCGCGAACTGCAGGCCTGCACCCGCGCAGCAGATTACAAGGGGCAGATGCACCTGACCGAATTCCCAACCCGGCAGGCCCCGTCTGCCGCTATCACCCCGGCCGATGAGGGCACGACAATGACCGAAGAAGAAAAACGCGCGGCCGAGGAGCAGGCCCGCAAAGAACGCGAAGCAGGCGAAACCGCTGCCGCGAAACGGGCTGTCGAAGCCGAGCGCGCCCGCGTCGCAGGGATCCGCGCCACCGGCACACGGGTCGGCCTGGAGCCTGCCGAAATCGACACGATCATCGCGCGCGACCTCGATCCCGTGCAGTCGGGCGAGGCGATTCTCGAGGTCCTGGCCGAACGTCATGCCAAACAATCCCCGACCAAAACCGGGCATGTGATTCGCCTGGGCGACGAACCTGATCCCGACATGCGCGAAGCAATGACCGGGATGATCCGCAACCGGGTCCGCCCTGGCGCGGTCGAGGTCAAACCCGAGTGGCGCCGTTATCGCGGGATGAACCTAGTCGGCATGGCCGCCGAGTGCATTCGTGCTGCAGGCGGCGACCCGACCGGGCTGACCCCGCGGGAGATCGCAATGGCGGCGATGAACTCGGCGACCTCGGCGATCCGTTCTGCCGGCATGCACACGACGTCAGATTTCCCGCTGATCCTCGCGAACTCGATCGGGAAAACTCTGCTCGCTGCCTACGCTGCAGCGCCGCAGCAGTTCCGCGACTGGACCTCGCGCACCACCGTCCCCGACTTCAAAGAGGTCGCGCTCGTTTCGCTCGGCGATCTGTCGCCGTTCCAAAAAGTGAACGAGCACGGGGAATATAAATAAGGGACGTTCGGGGAAAATGGCGGTCGCCTCAAAGTCGAAAAATGGGGCGAAATCATTGCGATCACCTGGGAGGCCATTATTAATGATGACCTCGGGGCGTTCTCGAGAATCCCGACCATGCTCGGCCGCGCGGCTATGCGCAAAGAGTCGGATATCGTGTGGGATCTGCTGCTCTCGAATCCCGAGTTCACTGACGGTTCGACCGTGTTCTCGCCTGAACACGGGAACTACGTCACCCCCGGAACCCCGATCAACACCGAAACCCTCGCTGCAGGTTACGAGGCGATGGCGTCGCAGACCTCGGACTCGGGCGAGTCGCTGTCGCTTGTGCCGAAATTCCTGATCGTCGGCCCGAAACAATCCCTCGCCGCCTACCAATACACCTCGAGCGCGTACACCCCGAACAAGCCGGGGGACGTCGCTGATCCACGGAATCAGAACCTGACCGTGATCGTCGAGGGGCGGATCAAGGACTACCGCTGGTATCTGGTCGCCGACCCGGCCGACATGAACTCGATCGATTACGCCTACCTCGAGGGCGAGGAAGGCGTGTTCATCGAGACGCGCGAGGGCTTCGAAGTCGACGGCCTGGAAACAAAAGCCCGTCTCGTTTTCGGCGCGTCCTGGGTCGACTACCGCGGCGTTTATCTGAACGCGGGCGCGGCCACCCCGGCGGCGCTCGGCGCACCGCAAGCGGCGAAAGCGAGTTCGACCGACGCCAAAACCAAATAACGGAAATCCGGGTAGCCGGGTTTCCGGCTAATTGAGAGGGCGACACAATGAAAAACTTCATTCAATGCGGCGACATTCTGACCGCCCCGGCGCCTGCAGGCGGGGTCGTCTCGGGCGGCGCGTATCTGATCGGCGCTATGTTCGGGATTTCGGCCTATGACGCCGCCCCCGGCGAGGAAGCCGAATTCAAACTGACCGGCGTTTTCAGCCTGCCGAAAACCGCGGCCGAAATGTGGAACGTCGGCGACCCGATCAACTGGATCGTCGCGACCGGCAAAGTCGGCCTCGGCGCCGGTCTGCTGATCGGTTTCGCTGCTGGTCACGCGCTGAACCCGAGCGACGTCGGGGCGGTTCGTTTGAACGGCGTCGCGGTTATTTAAGGGGGCGCTATGTCGTGGCAGGCAATGGCAGACCGGGCGGCGCGCGCCATTTTGCGCACGTTCGACGAGAACGCGGTCAGCGACGTCTGGTATCTGGTCGACGGCAACGCCGCCGACTCGCACCGGATCGAGCAGGCGGTTTTCGATTGTGCCTACATCGTGCAGGACCCGCAGACGGGCGCGGTCGTCAGTTCGACGAACCCAACGCTCGGCGTTCGCCTGCAGGATCTGCCCCGCCTGCCGCTGCCGGCTGATCAGATTCAGGTTCGGGGGACCCTGTACACGATCGACGACGTCATTCAGGACGGCGTGACCGCGGCCGTCCTGATACTGCGGGAGGCCTGACGATGCCAATCGACACGCTGCACCCGCGCAACCTGATCCGCGACGCCGCGGTCGCCCTGCTGCGCAGCTATTTCGAGCCCGACATTAAGGTCTATTCGACCCGCGTCAGCCCGTACCAGCAAAAGGAGTGGAACACCGAACTCCCCGCGATCGCCGTTTACACCCTAAAGGACGTCGGAAAATTAATGGACGCGGCGCCCAGGACTTACGAGCGGCACGTCGAACTGGCGGTCGAGGTTCTGACCGAGGGCAAGGCCCGCGCCGAGGTGATCGACGCCGGCCTCGACAACATCTGCAGGGCCGTCGAAATCCTGATGCTTTCCGACGACACCCTCGGCGGCACTTGCAACGATCTGCTTTACGCCTCGACCGTCATGGATTTCGGCGACGCCGGCGACCCCAACGTCGGCGCGGCGCGGATCGTTTTCGACGCCGAGTATCTGGACACACAACCCAACGCCGCCCAGGCCGAGGGCCTGCCCGACCTCAAGCGGGTATGGGTCGATTATTCGCTCAGCAACGAACAGCCGGATCCGCTGGATCAGGCGCATTCGCACATCGAGGGCCTGTCGCCATGACTACCGTGATTTTGAAACCCGCGCCCGGCGCCCGTGTGCGCTTTCCGAACAACCCCCAGCGGCTGCTGCGCGAGGAAGGCGATCGCGTCGAACTCGACAGCGCATGGCGTCGGCTGATGAAAGCGGGCGACGTGGTCGAGGTCGTGCCGGATCCGCCACCCCCTGAACAAACAACCGCACGGGCCGCGAAGCCACGCACCGAAACAGGAGGCGAATAGTCATGGCGATTTCATTCGATACCATTCCCGGCCCGAGCAACCTGCGGAAACCCGGCGTCTATAGCGAAATAGATAACAGCATGGCGGTCAGCGGCCCGCAGGGCGTGACCTATCGCCGCCTGCTGATCGGGACGAAACTGCTCGCCGGTACCGCCGACCCTGAAAAGCTGGCGCGCGTGACCAGCCCCGCCCAGGCCGACACGCTGTTCGGCCCTGGTAGTGTGCTCGCCGGCATGGTCCGCGCGGCGTTCGCCCAGGACACATACACCGAACTGCAGTGCATGCCCCTGGATGATCCAGCTGCAGGCGCCGCGGCGACGATGACGATCACCATCGCCGGCACGGCCACCGCAGCCGGGACGCTCTACCTGATGATCGCCGGTCGCCGGGTCGACGTCGGCGTCAGTTCGGGCGATGCTGCGGCCGATGTGGCGACCGCGATCGCCGACGCGATCACGGCTGACGCGAGCCTGCCGGTCAGCGCGGCGGCTGCCGTGGCAGTCGTCACCTTGACCGCGAAAAACAAAGGCGAAACCGGGAACGGCCTCGACGCCAGGATCAACTATTTCGACGGGCAGGCGACCCCCGCTGGCCTCGACGTGACGGCGGCGGCGAAGTTCGCCGGCGGTACCGGGAACCCCGACGTTTCCGACGCCCTGGCGGCGATCGGTCAGGAATGGTTTCAGGTCTGGGCAACCGCCTACACCGACGGCGCGAACCTGCAGGCGCTCGAGGCCGAACTAAATAGTCGCTTTCAATGGGACCGGGAAATCGAGGCGCATTGTTTCGGCGCGGTTCGTGGCACCGTCGGCGAACTGGCGGCCCTGGGCAACGCGCACAACTCGCCGCACCTGGGGCTGATCCACGCCACCGCCGAGCCGATGCCGAGTTATGAAAAGGCGGCCGAGACGGCGGCGATCGCGGCGAAATATGCGGCGATCGACCCGGCCCGTCCGCTGCAAAACATTAATTACAATTGGTGCCTGCCACCGCAGCAGGGCCTGCGGTTCACGGACAGCGAGCGGAATAGCCTGCTGTTCGACGGGATCGCGACCTCGAAAGTGACCGTCTCGACAATGGTCGCCGAACGCCTGATCACGACCTACCAGATCAACGCCGCGGGCGCCGAGGACA